GTCTGCATCTTCTGTTGGGCGAGTTCCTGTTTCGCCGCACCTATCTGTTGCTTCGACTCAGCCTCTGACTGGCGGATCGCAAGTTCCTGCTGCCTCATTTGTAGGATCGGATCTTCCTGTTGCGCGGCTTGCTGTGCGGCCTGCGCCTGCTGTTGCTTCTTGCCCATCATTTGATCGGCTGCATCCGCGACTAGGGTGCTGAGTCTCTTTTCGACATCCTGTGGCAACGACTGACCCATCGGCGGCAGCGGAACACCAAGCTCATCCTCTACCTGCTTACGGAAGATGAATGCCAGGTGTTCACGGACATGTGAGTCCAACGCACCCATAACCGCCCCACCAGCAGGACTGTTCTGAACTTCCTGCGCCATCTGGGGATCGTTTTTCAGAACCATATGGACACGCATATGCGCCTCATGGTCCTGATACTCATATGCCTTAACAGGCGATTGCGTGAGAATATCCTGATTCTCACTAACCGGATCGGTGGGTGGCACCTCATCAGTCATCGGTACAACCTTATCGGCATTTGGAATACCGATCAGTTCCATCATCTGACGATGCAACAAGGGTAGGTCGTACAGGTTGGGTGCTTGCGCGGCCAACTGCAGTGCGGCCTGATACTGCATGATCCGCTGTGCCATTGAAGACGCATTCGGGTCCGATACGGGTATGATATCTACACGGTCATCGAAATCCTCAAGCTTGATCCCTTCTCCAGCACCTGTCTCGTATGGATAATCTGGATCTGTGAATTCATAAATAATACGAGCTAGAATCTTATATTCCTGCTTCAGGCTCGCATGGATTCTAGCCTGGATCGCAGACTGCACCTTCATTGCCCGCTCCATGATCGCAAGAGTGGTCCCAACGGGAGCCTCTTGGTTCATGTCTGCTACTTTGAGATCCGCCATCGAAGCAAAACGCCTGCCCTCTTCCACAATATTACCGAGTAACTGGTAAAGGACCGCAGAAGGTTCCTTATACGGAAGGAAGGTGATGTTGTCACGGATGACCCCTCCCGGCACATCAACGTCTCTGAATTCTCCTGGCATAATCGGCGTATCATCGCCTTTGATTCTGAGTCCACGAGTTTTCAGTCCTCCTGGCAAATTGGACAAAGTTCCCGCATCAACAAGCTGGCGCAGCAGGCTAGTCGCTGATTTCGCGAGCCCCCCGATCATGTGGATAAGTCCTAGATTATAAAATCCTATGCCTGGAACGTATCCATAATGAACGAAATGCTGCTTTTTCTTTCGACTATCATCAGCTTCAGACCAATTCCGATAGATCGACAGGATTGTGGAACTACTTTTGTCGATGGTGATGACATACGGCAGTGCGATACCGTCGCTATCCTCAAATCCCGGCAAGTCTACATCAACGTGCATCTCAAGAAGCTGGTGCCTATCCTCTTTATCATATGACGGCTTGACCCCACCAATCTCCCGATACTTATCGGTGATTGGATTGTCTTCGATAAATGACGAAGAAAGCTCTACATCTTTATAGAAGCCACTGACCTGAAGCTTTTTTATCTGATTTGAGCTTCGGTTCATCACATGGGTATAACGCTCTGCCTGATCCAAATCCGACTCATTGTATGAAACAACAAAATCCTCGGCAGGCACGAACATAGAGGTCGGTCTGTTCAGCGAAGGATCAAAGTAGATCTTACGGAACGCCGACCCAGCGAGCGGCAAGCTGAACAGAAGCTTCTCAGTTTCTGAGCGATACTCAGTCATCACCTCCAGAAGCTGATAATTCATGTAGTCCTGAACACGCTTGGCCTGATTTTCAAGCTCTTTGGTGGAGAGTCCCCATACTTGGGTTTTGACAGGTCCCTTGGCGGGCATGATCTCCTGAATCGTCTGACTCTGGAAGCGCACGACCGCCTCAGACAACATGGGATGAAAAACGCCACAGGCTCCAGCCCATGGCACAGTGCGATCTTCGATTTCCAACCCTAGATTGTCGAGTCCTTCTTTATACGTCTCTTCCCAGTCACTTCTACTGCTTGTGTCTGCATTAAACTTACTAATCAGATCAATGGCAATCGTTCGCAGTTCTTTGTCGTCTATAACCTCTGCGAGATTGGAGGAGAACTCCGTCTCCACGCTACCGACATCTGCCATCGGGTCAAAATCAATTTCTACGCCACCATCCTCAAGTTCTGTAACTATCGAATCCCCTAGTTCCTCTCCTTCTTCTTCGATAACCATGAGTCCTTCAGGACCCATATCAAAATCATCCTGACTAAACAAACCCTCCAGGGATTTATCTATCGGCATTCGCTAACCCCCAACTCGTAATCAAAGAATCTTCCCGAGATCATCTGCAAGCTTATGAAGAGTAGCAACAGTATGCGTAATCACGGGTGGTGCTTTATCGGCAATACCCAATGTTAATCCTTGAGTCAAGCCCTTGGAAAATGCCTTGTCGTCTGCCGTGGGCTTATCCAGATCCTCGACGGTTTTCGGATTGATAACCAATGATGTGCCAAACGCCAAATGCGGAATCACGCCACAGGTCGAGAACTTCACATGGATATCACCGTTCTTGTCATACCAGACACCCGCATCCACGCTCACCCCCTCACCCGGACCACCTTCCGGTCCAGCCCATACCGCAGCCTGATTGCCATCCGGGTTGACGTAATGCCATTTCATCACGTCCGATACAGTGACGCCTATATGGGCACTCACCTTTATCTCCATGCCCCTGCCGTCATGTGAATCCACAGAAGCAGATACGCCCTGCTCCTCGTTCACAGTCTCCACATCACAAACATGGTCGAAGTTCCACTTATCGGTGCGTGACCATTTCTTTCCAACTTCCTTCCTGAAATAGAAATTGCCGCTCTTGTCTGCGTAGAATACATCCGCATCGGAGCTATTACTAACGTAATAACCGGGAGGAACCTGTTGGCCTACCATTGGTCGCTCATCTAATAGTAATCCGCCTTACGCATGGGCAACAGATCATCCCACGGATCGTCACTATCCAAATTTATAAAACCACCCTGTCTGAACCTTAGCAACGCTTGAGTCGATGAGTCAACCAAGTCATCGTAATCCCCCGTAGGAAATGCAGCAAACTGCTCAACAACTTCTTCGGCCCATCTCTTTTGGGGTGCCCATACATGACCGCTGTGGAAAAGATCGGATATGGCGTTGACCCTGGCAATCTTATCTTTGCCACGCCCAGGACTGTATTCCGAAACCGGGATACCGATCCTACGCAATTCAAATATCAAGGGACTACCTGATGCCTTGGCCTCAATGATAAAAGCGTCTGGTTCATATTCCTTATACAACTCGTAAGCACGAATTTTCAGATTAGGAAATTCCAGCCGTTCCTGTATCGCATCCAATAAAATAATATTTGCTCTTTTGTCTTCGTCATAGAAGACACCCCACGTTGTGCAAGCACTATAGTCAGCGGTTTCTTTGGCAAGAAATGCAGTATCCCACGACTGGATCACAAAGTCACAATCTGGCGGATCTTTCTTTTCCCATTTTTTCCACCATTCCCGTTTGATGATCGCGCCTTCTTCGGAGGTGGGGTCCTGCTGGTACTGAGCACTCCATTTCCCAACGGGCAATTCGGCCTTGAGGGCCTCAAGCTGCTCAACGGGCCAGAACCCAGGCCAAAGTGACTTACCGCTAGGAAGTATGGCTGGCAGTTCGATGACCTCCCACTCGTCTGAACCACCTCTTTCTATTGATGCCCGTGTGATCATGCCCGTAAGATCTTTTTTCGACCAGCGCGTCATAACTAGGCATATAGCACCACCAGGCTGTAGCCTCTGCCTTGGACCTGAGGTGTACCATTCATAAGTCTTATGGTAAGCAGCCGGATCATTCGTGGCTGCCTCCTGCTCCGAATGGGGATCGTCAACAATAAGAATGTCCGCACCCTTACCTGTAACCGCGCCACCAACACCAATAGCAAAGTAGTCACCGCCTTGGCTCGTGTTCCAACGACCCGCTGCCTTGGAGTCCGCACTCAGAGTAACATTCGGAAATATGTTCTGGTAATCACTGACACCCACAAGATTACGAACCTTACGGCCAAAGCCGACAGCTAGTTCGGCGGTGTGAGCAGTCTGAATAACCTTCCTGTTTGGATATTTCCCGAGATACCAGGCAGGGAATAGATAAGACGCAAATTCTGATTTGGTGTGGCGAGGAGGCATGTTGATGATCAATCTCTTCAACTCGCCATTGGCAATCCTGTTGAAAGCATCAGCCATGACACGATGATGGTCACCCTCGATGAACGCAGGCCAAACTTGCTTCACAAATTCCAGGAAATCCCCATGTGCGACTTCCCTATTTTCTGCAGCCTCTATCACGCTGAGTTGATAGCGAATTTCCTCCTGCTGGGATGAGGGCAACCCCAAAGCCCCCTCCGCTATACTCAGAATCTCTGCTGTGTCCAACCTAGATTTCCTCTCAGAAAAAGGTGCCCGCAAATATAAGACGGTAAAGGTGCCCTTGACAACGCTAGATAATCTACTTTACTTAGAAAGAGTAGTAAGACACTAACTACTAACACAAAAAAAGTAGATAGTCAGTAAGAGTAAGTACTAAGTAACTATTGGATTACTAGATAGATCCCTGGTCAGCAGAAAATGCTGGCTAGGGATTTTTTTTTGAGAATTTGTGGTTCGAGTGAGCAAACTACTGTTTGGTGGGTGGGGGCATACGCGCGGCCCAGCGGGGGGGTGGGGGGTACTGGGGTCCTGGCCCATGTTGATCTTTTGGCGCGTTGATATAGCTTTAGTCATCGGGGCCAGCCTGGCTCTGACCACTACTTCCCAAGGGGAACACCATGCCTGACATGCCCGCACACACCTACGAAGCCCTCAACCGTGCCATCACCGCGCTAGGTCAAGTGATCTCTAGCGCCCGCTATGGCAACGACAGGAGGGGCATCATCCCAGTGCTCGCGATGCCTGAGGTGCTCGCTGAGATCGCTGACGTGGTCGCCACCATCGATGGCCTGACCACTACTCGTGACCCGCGCCCTGAGGAGCGTGTCGCGCAGGCTCTGACCCCACGGTACTTCAAAACGGTCGGGGAGTGGGAAGAGATGAAGGTCGATGACGGCCAGTACGCCGAGTAATGCAGCATCGGGGGGGGGCAATCGGCCCCCCCCCATCATTCCGCAGGAGGCAGTAATATGGACTGCGTAATCTGCAGTCGCCCGATCACCCCGTGCATCTACACGGGCTGGGATCAGGGCAACAATGCCGAACCCGTGAAAGCGGGTAGGTGTTGTGACGATTGCGACCAGGGAGTGGTAATCCCCAGGCGCATGGACAATGCGTTGGCGGGGAAAGACCCCTACGAAGGCAAGGGGCTCTGGTAGCATCAGATAGGGGGGGGGCATTCGGCCCCCCCCTACCATGCAGGATAAGGGGACACTATGAAGTACGACTATGTGAACCAAGCATGGACCCGAGACGGGGTCTATGTGGACTGCAACCATCCCGCTGCTGGCACGTTGATGGGTCCCGATAGCATCGCGCCGGGTGAGGAATTCGGAGGCTGCGATTGCTACGGCAGGGCTCACGAAGGTGAGCGGGTATCTGCGAAGGTGATTGCAGACTGGGTACGTTCCGGGCAACTCCAACCCCCAAAAACCTACGGGCTGTCAAAGCAGTTTGTGGATGATATGGTGGAATCGTGGGGAGTGGAGGAGGAGTGAGCACCAGGGGGACAGGGCACTCGGCCCTGTCCCCTACCATGTAGGACAAAGGGGAGTAAGAACAATGGCGAAGGAACGCATTCGTTTAGAGTTGGGCATGATGGATCAGGTCATGTTGGTATCCGGCACTGGTCCAGTAGAAACGTGGGATGTGCTAGGGGTGTGGCACATCTCACGACGGGATGAAGCGGAAGAAAGATTGGCGGAGATCAGACAGCTTGGTCGTGATCTTGACGATGCCATGGGGCAGAAGTAAGCACAAGGGGGGGGCGCTCTGCCCCCCCCCACCATCTAGGGCAAAGGGGAGAGATAGAGATGGGAACAATACAGGGAAGTATGAGCCGAGAGGGACACCGGTTCTGTCTCGGGGCATCCGATCCTGACGAAGTGGACCCAGATCTCGTGGCAGCCCGTACAGTGCACCGACGCCCTGATCTTTACCAGAGAGGAGAGTGGGTGAAGAATCCCTACGTTGAAAGGGGCATCGGCCGCAGGGGATACGCAGAGGACCTCCGCACGGTAGCAGTAGAACTCTATCTAGAACTGAAGGATGATTCCCTCCTGAGCGACACCGATCTTCGCCGGGAGGTTGCGGAACTTATTGGTTGCAATGAGGCCACCGTCCTTTACTGGGCAAAGGCCGATGGACTTGTATAAAAGGTAGTTCAACGTGAGACAGGGGGGGGCATTCAGCCCCCCCCACCACTCAGGATGAAGGGGAGAGACTAATGAAACACATTAGTGGAATCATCAAGCGCGTGATGGAGAGCATCAAGGTGGAAGACAAGGCCGACCCCAAGGCTGAGTGCTGGGAGTGTGGCAAGCCTGGTGACTACTACGATGGGGTGTGTTACGAGTGTGCAGCACAGCCCTACGGCCTGCTCTGGCAGCTAGAGCAAAGGGATCGCTAACACGAGACAGGGGGGGGGCCGAAAGGCTCCCCCTCTTTTTTTGTGCTCGCTACACCCTGCTCCTACCCCTCATGCTAGTGTGCTACTGTCCCTGACCCTAGTGGGTCGCAGTGAGTACTGGTAGTGCTACTCGACACCGCTCCCGTCTATGTACCATGTGGGTTCTTGGGAGTATTGGTAGTGATACTCTTGCCGGTACTCTGTCATTCTCAGATAAACAAAACAAAGGTTAAGTGGGGTACGGACGTCTACCCTTTCAACAGCAACTACCTAAGGAGCCTTCGGCACTTATTCTGTGGTTGAAAAAAAGGGTGCGGACGTCCGGGGCTACGCCCCGGCTCGCCTTGCGGGCTCGAACTGCTCGCTATCATGGGGGGAGGGTTGGGGAGGCGATCATGCCTCCCGGCCTATCCGAGCACCGGGAGACGGCTCCTGACGGGAGCCTAGTACACCTCGATATCCGTGACGTCGATATCGTCGATGGTATGGTCATCGAACAAGCCATCCACCTCACCTTCACTGATACGATCATGCATCAGGTCGGCAGCGGCGCTTTCGCTCTGCGCCTCGATGGACTCCTCCACAGTGCAGGTCACGGTAACCGACGCCGTAACCGTGTACTCCTTGCTGATGCTGATCTCTTCGCTGTCCAGCAGCTCCCGGAGGCGGCGGCTCACCACCCCTTCAATGCACGATGCGCCATTCACTATCGCGTCAACAGCGTGTGCATCAACGCCAACCCAGAGGATGATTCCAGAGAGATCGGAGGTGCCCGCCTCGCGGCCATGAGTGACCTCTCTGTCGTACCGTGTAGCCGGAATGTCCATGATTCTGTACATATGTGACTCCTCGTCAGGTGGTGAGGGTCTGATCGCCCTCACACCATAAAGCTACCAACATGCCAGGATAGATCAACACGACCAAAGGTGGAGAAGGAGCGCACACCCAGGCGGTTAAGCCAGGTACGGACGTGCAGTTAAGTGGGGTACGGACGTCTAGTTAAGTGGGGTACGGACGTCGGAGCTTCGCACTTTTTTCTGTTGCGTTTTTGTGGGGTACGGACGGGGGACGATCCCCCGCCCGATCCCCCGCCTAGTGCAATAGATAAGACACGTTGGCAACATCTTCCGACCAACATGCTCGGCAGTCTAGGCACTGGCCGCCCTGAGTGTATGCCGGACATACTCGCCCGATAGGTTCACCATCTTTATGTACTGTTGACGTGTGCGGGAATGTGGGTGCTGGCCCGTCCACCATTACCGCAGACAAACGCACTAGTAGGTTGTCCGGGAACGCTCCGCCTTCCCTCAGATACTTAAGGATCAATGGCGTCTCGTGTGTCGGCAGCCAATGGCTTGTGGTGGGTGTCCGTTCGCACACTTCTATAATGTTTTTTAGATGCGTCATATCCTGTACATCTCCCGCATCATGCCACCTAAAGTGTTCCGCACCATTGATGCCACGGATCATACCGTCCACCCATCCGGGTTCGTACAATGCATCTAGCCTACGTTGTAGAGCCTTCTTGACTACAGCCATGTTGTAGAACCCGCCGCCCGCATAGCAGTAAGAACAAATAGTACCCGCAATCTTCGCGAGCTTTGATCCTACATTGCAGAACTCGATGGGTAGGCTGATCGCATTGCACGGCATCTTTCCAGGTTTGCTGAATCCGCCGACATGATCACGCGCAGCCTTCACGGTAGGTAATCTCATTCTAGGTCATCCCCCTCTTCATTGATCCAGGCGCATAACGCTTCCGTAATCTTTTCCGACTCTTCTGCGGTGAAGACATGCGCCTGTTCTCTTATGGCATCATGCCTACGCTTCACGCGCTCAGGGTTCGCAACGTCCTCAGTGAAGTCTTCTAGCGCATCTTCTAGTGACTCACCATCTGCTAAAATCCAGGAAAAATCGTCCATAATGATTACTCCGGCTCGGGTTGTCCCGCATACATAAAGCTAGTGTATGCCACCAATAGATCAACACGAATTAAGACACCAAGAGCCCAACAAGCACACAGTTAAGTGAGGTACGGACGTCTGGTTAAGTAGGGTACGGACGTACACACAAGGTTAAGTGGGGTACGGACGTCCGACAGGTGGGTGCAGGCGTGGAATCGTGGAGAAACGTGAGAGAGAGAGCCTCTACGCTGGTTCTACGCATACGTCCTAATGGTATATGCCCATCAACTAGCCACTCCTAAATACTTACTCAGTTTCTCTTTCAATTCTGCCTTCAACTCATCGCTGGTTCT